CCGATTGACGAATATACAGAGGAGCAGCAGATTAAAGATTTGTATTATGCCGCCTACAATCGGTAAATAAAACAGGGGAGGGTGTAAAAGCCCTTCCCATTTAATTATGCAAACACTCAAAGACATTACCGACCCAAAACACGGAAGCTACAAGGTTGGCGTGCCATTCCAACATGGCAACGGCAACGTGTACGAAATACACGGCTACAACATTAAACATCAATGCCATAGTCTACTGAATGTAGGCACAGGAAAATTTGAAGTAATGAATGATAACGAAATAACCAAATGACACCATACCAACGCACAGAAATTTATAAGATACTGCAAGCCCACCACGACCTAATCGGAGTGGATAAAGTTTCCGTATCATTGCTAATGAATGCTTTTAACAACTTAACCCGATTTAGGAAGGTGGAGGATAAGGTATTTGAAGCGGTAAAGTATATCGCTGGAATAGACAAAGATGAAATTACAAGCTATCAAAAGAAAGCCGATATTATTACGGTGAAATTTATAGCCTGTTCAATCCTGCGTGACGAGGGTTATACTTTGCGAGATATTGGATGTGCTATTCATGTAACCCATGCAACGGTAATACACGCCCTTAAACAAGACGAGTTCAGATACAAAACCTACACAGACTACCGCGAACTAAAAAATGCAATAGTTGCAAGGTATAACCAAATAAATACTAATTTAGCCAAATGAAAAGAGGACGCAAAAAATACGCCTATGCTGCAACCAAGCATGGACACCAACCAATCCAATTTGAGGGCAGTCTAAAGGACTTTGCACGTATGGTTGGAGCAACGGCACACGTAACTGCATTTAGGATCTTCCCATGTCAGGTTAACGGATGGGATTGCAGTAGAATTCAGTACGTTCAAAAGTGGGTTAAAACAGAAACCGATAACGATTAAACCATGCACCCAATAATTCTACTCATTCCAATTTCAGTAGCCGCAATTGCTTCGATTATTGCGGTAGTTCAACGGCTGGAAATTGATAGCCTTAAACGGAAACAACACCAATTGAGAAAGGCAAATGATGAATTGACCTTTACCGCAAACGTGGCTAAGTTTGGAAACAGCGAACTAAAGAAGTTACTCGAATCGTCAAACCTAGCCATCAAATCTTTGGAGTTTAAGTGCAAGGAAAGCAGACAAGACTATAAAGACCTGATTGCAATGCCAAGACGTGAACGGGATGCTTTGATTAAGGAATTGAGGGCTAAAAATTAAGTACCTTTGTAAAATATGAAAACAGAAACTGTAAAAATATCGGAGGTTAAAAGCAACCCCAACAACCCAAGAATTATCAAAGACGATAAGTTCAAGAAGCTTGTTGAATCTGTTAAGACGTTTCCTGAAATGCTAAACATTCGCCCTATTGTAGTAAATAGCGACATGGTGGTGCTTGGTGGTAATATGCGGTTACGTGCTTGTAAAGAAGCTGGTTTGAAGGAAATACCGATAATCAAAGCCGACACGTTAACGCCCGAACAGCAAAGCGAGTTTATCATTAAAGACAACGTAAGCGGTGGAGAATGGGATTGGGATATGCTTGCGAATGAATGGAACGCGGAGGAGTTGGATGCGTGGGGGTTGGATGTGCCTGTTTTCGCTGGCGAGGACGAGGGCAACTTTGATGATGAGGGTATAGACGGAAAAAGCCAGTACGGGGTGATTGTAATGTGCGAAAGCGAGGGTAACCAAGAAAGCGTTTTTAGGGATTTACAGGGTATGGGTTACGAGTGTAAAGTTGTCGTTACATGATAATAAAAGTTAGGAATAAAACGGGGGAGTTTACGGGCTACAGGGCATCCCGAGTAAAAAGCCTATTTAACGCGGAGAGCGGGTCGGAGTTTAACCTCGATGCTAACCTACCAATCGAGGGAATGGATTGGCAAATAGGGCTAATTGTGGGCGCAAGCGGAAGCGGTAAAACCTCAATCGGAAAAGCACTTTTTGGGGGCGGTAAAATTGTGGACTTATACGCTGGCTGGGATAACAACATCCCGATAGTTGAGGCAATAAGCCCCGATGGGGACTTTAACTCGGTTACGGGTTGCCTTGCAAATGTCGGGCTTGGTGACGTACCGAGTTGGCTTAGGCCGTTCAGCGCGTTAAGCAACGGGCAGCAGTTTAGGGCGGGGCTTGCAAGGCTTATATCCGATGCGCCTGATGAGGTTATCGTGGATGAGTTCACCTCCGTAATTGATAGGCAAATTGCTAAAATAGGCGCGATGGCTTTTGCTAAGGGGTGGCGAAGGAATAAAGGTAAAAAGGTCGTTTTGCTTGCGTGTCACTATGATATTATCGAATGGCTACAGCCCGATTGGGTATTTGATACGGGAACGGGCGAACTAAAAAAAGGGAACAGCTCGAGCCAAGACCAAGCTTCGAGTTGGAAATTCGGAAGGTCAACCAATCTTACTGGCGATATTTTAAGCCGCATTACTATTTAGATTTACCCATGCCCCCAGCGGCAGAGTACTTTATCGGTACGGTTGACGGTGAGTTGGTTTGTCATTTAGCGGTTGGTTGTATGTTTCAAAACGATGCCTACAGGGCAACAAGATTGGTGGTTATGCCCGAATGGCAAGGCGCGGGGGTCGGAACAAGGTTTTTGGAGTACGTGGCCGAATACCATAAAAAAGGCTTAGGCCGATGCGCCAAAAAATTACCGTGCATGTTTCATACATCGCATCCACAACTAATCGGATATTTACAAAAATCAAAAAAATGGGTACTAAAAAGCCAGCAATTACACGGTAACAAATCAAGAATTAAAATGCAAATCGGTTCGCCATCTGGGGGAACTAAAAAATTTATGGGCGGCCACTTTCGGGCGGTGCAAGGCTTCAAGTACATAGGCGATAAATGACGCACGAATTTTACCAAGACGAGAAAAAGCTGCGGGTTTTTATTAGCGGTCAAAAGTATTTTGGGGGGCTAATACTCCGAGAGATGCTAAAGAACCCGCTCGTTGACGTGGTAGGCGTTTGCTGCCCATTAGACGACACGCATATTGGAAAGGCCGCAGTACTTAACGGGATACCAATGGTGGCGGCTGGGTCGCTTAACGTGGATACAATGCCCGAAAACGTGGACTTGGGTATCACCGCACATTCATTTGATTACATAGGCAAGAAAACGCGTTACAAGGCGAAACTTGGATGGATTGGATACCACCCGAGCCTATTACCAAGACATAGAGGGCGCTCGTCTATTGAGTGGGCAATAAAGATGCACGACTTTGTAACAGGCGGCACAACCTTTTGGCTTAACTCGGGTATTGATAGGGGCGACATAATTGCACAGGAGGTTGTATGGATAGACCCGAAGCTATTTAGCGTGGACGTAAAAAAGGCGGCTAAGGCGTTATGGGAGGGCGAACTTCAAGACGTAGGCGTTAGGCTTATTAATCAAACGGTGGCCGACATAATCGCTGGGCGTGGCAAAAGAACACCCCAACAAAATAAATTTAGTACCTTTGAGCCGAGCCTAAAAGTTAACGACATTTACCGCCCAGATGCGCTAATGATTGAACATAGGCCATCGGATAAAACAGCGAACTTACAGCGTGGCTAATCCCCAAAACATAGAGAAGCATAAATTTCCAAAGGGACAGACGGGAAACCCCAACGGTCGACCTCGTAAGTTGCCCGAGTTGGACAAACTCTTGGCCGATGTATTGGGCGAAGAAAAGGACGGGATAAGCGCAGCAGAAGCGATATTAAAGGCGTTGAGATTAAAGGCCGCAAAGGGTGACGTGAGGGCTATTGAAGTGATGTTAGACCGAGCGTATGGAAAGCCAAAGCAAACAATAAGCGCGGATGTTACGCAATCAATAACTATCCTAAACATCGACCCGTTAGATGATTCAATCGACAACGGCACTACGTAAAATAGCTGGGCTAAAGAAACGCATCAAAGTAATTCGGGGCGGTCAAGGAGCAGGCAAAACAATAAGCGTACTAATCCTGCTGATTAACCATGCGGCAAGCAAGCCTGACAAAGAGATTCTAATCATAAGCGCGGAGTTGACCAAGATGCGCTTGACTGTGATTAAGGACTTTGTGAAGGTGATGAAGATGGCAGGCATTTACGATGAAAGGCGGTTTATAGCTGGCACTCTTTACAGATTTGCAAACGGTTCTTTCATCAAATTCATAGGGCTGGATAAGCAGGATGTCGGCAAGGGATTACGCTCAGACATTGTCTATTTTAATGAGGTTAACAAATGCGACTCAGAAAGTTACAGGCAAGTTGCTACAAGGGCTGGCAAGGTAATTAGCGATTACAATCCTGATGCTAAATTCTTTATTGATACAGAGGTAATAGGCCGCGAGGATTGCGACTTTTTGCAGCTAACATTTGAGGATAACGAACTGCTTGGAATAGATGAGCGTAACGAAATACTCAACTACAAGCGTTTGGGCTATAATGAGGATGGCAGCGTTAAAAATAGCTATTGGGCGAACATTTGGCGTGTGTATGGACTGGGCGAAGTTGGGGCATTGCAAGGCGTGGTATTCAGCGACTGGAGCGAAATAGATTCAGTTCCACCTAGCGCAAAAATGGTAGGATTTGGAATGGATTTTGGATATACGAACGACCCGACCACCTGCATTGTGGCCTATGAATACAACGGCCAAAGAATATACGATGAGTTGATTTACCAAACAGGGCTGCTAAATGGTGACATTGCGGCCTTACTCAAATCAAACGGAATAAGCAAACAGGACAAGGGCTATGCTGACTGCGCAGACCCCAAAAGCATTGATGAAATTAACCGCTACGGATTCAATCTAAAGCCTGTAACCAAAGGCGCGGATAGTATTGCTTTCGGGATTAGCATCATGCAAGGGCAGCCGTTTCAAGTTACGAAAAGAAGCGCAAATATCAAAAAGGAATTGAACGCTTATTGCTGGGATACCGATAAGGACGGCAATACAATCAACAAGCCTATTGATGCCCACAACCACGCTATTGATGCCATGCGATACGTTGAGATGATGCTAACCATCAAACCATCATTCAAGCCATTTAGAGCGATCCAATTTTGAAAACAGCAATAACTATAAACGGCCAGCCTGTTAACATTCCTGCCCAGTGGGAGGACATAACACTAAAGCAAGCGATTCAATTACATTCAGCTAAAACAGATGCCGAAATACTTGCGGCCGTTAGTGGCCTAGACTTTGAGGTGTGCGAAAACATTAGACCAATGCAACTTGCCGCAATAGTGTGGCCTATTAACGCACTAGGTGAGATGCCTAGCCTAGATGAATGGACACTATCACTTCCAAAACCTAAATCATTAGGCAGTATGGAATTTGCACGAAAGGTAAACGTGGAAGGGCTGGCAAGATTGAAGATAATTGATACCGAACTAATCGGCCGAACGGTTGCTATTTACTGTGCAAATGATATAGACGACAAAGATATTGAGGACTGCTATTTACGCCTTCTGAATGAGCCGTTTATTGCCGTTGCCGCTGCTGGTCAATACATATCTAGCCAACTTGCCGAGATGTCAAAGGCTGAGGCTGCAATCAAGCCTGCGGAATACGAAAGCGAAGAATGGCAAGCTGGCATTTCTGACTTCAAAAAATATGGTACTTTTGGACTGGTTAGAGGCATATCTTTACGCCACCATTGTAGTGATGAAGATGTATACCGTTGGAGTTATAATAAGGTGCTTTTGGAGTTGCAATATGCAGCAGATGAAAACGCTTACCAAAGGAAGTTGAACAAGATTTTGAACAAGAAGAAATGAGCAGTATTGTCAGCATAATTGAAGCGGTAGTTTTGGACTTAACTCCGAAGCCCGATTTCATACACGGGTTCAAATCATGGGCAAATCTAAAGGCAGATGAAAAGAGGTTTCCATGTGTGATACTTGTTGAGCCGATTACGAGCGATGATAACTTTAGGCAGGGGGGATTGGTAGATAGCACATATCCGTTATTTATGCTATTTCTAGATCGTACAGAATTGGCATACACACCTGAGCAGCATCGTGTTACAATAGATGCAATGCGTGATTTACGCAGGCAGTTCGTTCTCAAATTAAAGGCAGCCAAAAATGTGTATGGTGAGCATATTTTTAAGTCAATTGACAACGTGAAAACTACCGACACGTTTAACGAATTGGATGCCAACGCATCGGGCATATTTATGACATTCACAGCAACACCACTAAACTCAGACAGCGTATGCGTGTAACACATTCAAAGCAAGGCGGCAAATCAAATAGCAAAAAGAAGCTAAAGGATTTTGAGGCCGCAAAAGTTAAGGCCGTTAGTATGGTTATGCGTAACGTGGCAGAAGAAGCGCGAAAAATCGAGATGGAGGCGGTTAGGCAAGTTCTAGAATCATATCTAAACAGGCCGTTAATCCAAAGCGATGTGCAGAAGATAGGGCGAATTGCTATGCCTAATGGTTACGTGCTGACTTATGGCAATAAACCACTAGGCGAAATTCAACGCGAAACGCACAAAGACCCGAAGGCTGAAGAGAATTATCGCATTACCTTTACAGCCTACGAAGATGAGCATACAGAAACCCCTTCTTGAGCAACTAGGCAAGACCTTAGTAGGGCAATTTCGGGCGAATATAGCACCGATGAAAGCAAGCGGCCGCACTAGCGACAGCATACACTACGTGGCGACCGAAAACACTTTAGAGGTGTTGGCATTGCGAAGTATTGGGACAGCTGAATATGGAAGGAAGCCAACAAGACAAGGAGCAGAAGCTGGCGACCCGACACTATTTGAAGCCATCAAAGAGTGGGCTAAAATACGTGGCATAGTTACCAATTTGGACGACAAAGCACAGCTAGGTATTGTTTACGCCATCACTAAGCACATTCATAAGAACGGATGGAAAACCAAGCTAACCAAGCCGCTTTCATCTGTTACGGATAACCTAGACATTGATGCGTTAATTAAGCCTTTGGTCGTGTATCAAATGACTCAGTTCAAAAGCGGTATAATCAAAGAATTACAATGAGTTTTCTAATAACACGCAAGCCCGAAAAGCTATTTGCATCATCGGTAAAGTTCTCAAGATGGACAGCCCTTGCGAACCCGTATCTTTTTGAATTAACCCGAAAGGATTACGGGGTTAACTCTACAGGAATACGTCCAGCATACCACCCAACTAAGCCAACCGTAAGAACTACAGGCGACCCGATTACCGTACCTGTAGTTGTTTTAGCTGGTGACAGGATATACGTTAACAGCGGAGTGTATCAGGGCATTTATACTGTTTTTAGCGTAACGAATGAATACATCGTTTTAGATACTCCTTACATTGGCGTAGGTGGCACTGGATGGGTTAACCTAGTGGATAGGCTGCAGAACTTCAAAGCGTATATTAAAATATACGATGGCGTTACCAATGTGCTGATAGATGAGTTAAGACTTTCGCCCGATAGCACTGGGCTACTAATTGCGGACGTATCGGGCATATTGCGCAAACAGTTGAACACTACAGCCGACCCAACTCAGACGACAATCAACAAAGCGAATAAAGGTATTTCGGGGTCGTTTAGAATTGGATATGGAGCATCTTGGCTATACGTAAGCGAAGAAATAACTACGGATGTCACGTCACCTGAGGTAATTGTTAAAGAAAAGTACTACTGGCTTTCTGCTGCGAAACAGATAGATGGAAACATTGCTCTAGGCATGAGTGGAATCGGTCAAAACCTAAAAGAATTTGTGCCTAAAAACTTGGCAAGTTCTGAGGCTAAGTTCTTAACGATGTTTGAGCGGCCTACCTATTTCGATGGGTTTCCGTTTTTCCTTTCGTTTATTTACGATGAAGATTTTGACGGTATTACGCTCGAACGCCATCAACAAGATGCCGACATAAACGGTGTTGACGTAGGTGCGGAAACAGATAATACCTTAATCGTTAGCCAAAAGCATTACGTGAATAACATGATACTTCGCGCCCCGAATGCTGGCACAAAAATCATTAAGGCATGGCTTGAAGATGGCCCAGCTGAAACAGATGGGTATATTGGAGTGGGAGGCATACCAATCGGAGGGGCATCTAAATACAATTAAAATGATAGTTACAGAAATCAAAGAAATAGATTACCTAGATTGCATACCTCAGAATCCATTGCAATTAATGTGGCTAAATTCACTCGGTGGCATGGATACTTGGGTATTTTCAAGGCATCAAGAGTTCAGCGCGAGCGTTTCAGACGTTGACCAATTCGAGCCTGTTGTAAATTATCTACAAATTGCCAATTCAAACCAAAAAGTACTGAATAAGGAATTGCTATACGTTCTCAATTTAGGATATGAGCAACTGAATACGCAGCAAGTTTTTGGAATTAGCCAAATTCTTTCATCGGCATTGGTATACGCTAATTTTGAAGGCTACTTCGTGCAAGTTATCGTAAAGGCTGGCAGCTACAAGATATTTGACACGGGCGAAAGCAGGCATAAATTAGAATTTGACATTATATTTCCTAAGCAATATACATCCAGCCTGTGAGCAATTTAATCATAAAGATTGGCGACAGACCGCTAGACTTAAATAGTGGTGAAACTATTGCGCTGACAAGGCAAGCGGCAAAGGTTGGCGACTTCGTGGCCGTTATGGCCGATGGCACTAACGAGGTGACTATACCTTTGACCGCGAACAACAAGGCGGTGTTGGATAATGCCCACATATTCGGGACGGATAGCCTAATCCCGTATCGGAGGACGGATGCAACAATGATTCAAGAGGGTTATGAAACAATCACAAACGGTTATTCAATCGTTAAAAGTTCGGCTAACAATTTCAGCCTGCAAATTGTGGGAGGTAACGGAGGCTTTTTTGACCTTATACGGAATTTGAATTTAAGGCAATTGGACTTAGTGGAGTATAGTCACTTTTGGACAAACCTAAATGCCTTTGACAATCGCAATAATACAGATGGATACGTTTACGCGGTCTTTGAGCAGAGTGATTTGGAGGGAGTTGATTCAACTATGCGAACGTATGGCACAAATTTATACGCGGTTCAAACAGCTAGGCTGCTGCCATCATTCCACGTTAAAACTTTAATTGGTAAAATCTTTGCGGAGCAGGGTTATACCTTCGTAACCGACTTAGTTGCTGAGGACATTTACAATAATCTAATTGTGTTTAATGGCAAGCCTGACCGAGGTGAGGATATGAGCCATCATTTGTGTACGGTGGTAAATGATGTAGATTTATTCCCTTTATTTTCGGGAAATTGGTTATTTCAATATACATCTGTTATTAACGGAACATTATATACCAGTGATGCTGAGTTTAATAGTAGGCTGCCTTTATATTCACCAAATGCAAGTGACGCGGGATTTACATTAACCGACCCATGTACTGTTACCGTTGAATTTCAGTTGATTATAGGTTTTGCATACTATTTACTTAACACCGATTTTACCATAAATGTTGAGGCCACAACCGTTGATGGGATTACTGTTTATAATAGCAACACAATTACGGTTAATGCCTACGAGTACACGCCACCATATGATGGCGAAGTAACGTTAAATTTCACCATGACTTTTGACGTTGGCGATTTTAATGGATTGATATTATTTAGGCCAGCAGTTTTGTATAATCCAAATACGGGATTTTACATCAAAGCTGGCAGCAGCTACACCGTTACAAATGCGGTTATGCTTGCCAATACAGATATAACTACATCGTTTCCAAACAACTATTTTAACGGCCTTGTCCCCGTTCCTGACATGAAACAAGGCGACTTCCTTAAAGACTTGTCAAAGGTATTTCAATGGATTTACGATGTGAATGAGGTGACTAAGGTGGTAACTGCTAGGCGTTATGATTCGGTGCAGGAAAACATACCAACGGCCATTGATTTGAGCGACCATATTGACGTCCGAAAGCAAAAGATAACGTACGGGATTGATGGCTTTGCTCAAACCAATTCGCTGGCATACAAGCCCGATGACATTACAAGCTATGATGCTATTGGTTATATCAATGTAGATGACCAAACATTAAAGGCCGAAAGCAAATATGTCGAGGTTTCATTATTTGCGGCTACTTCTACCCGTCAAAGGTTTGATTCAGTTGCCGCGCCTTACGTACCGATATTTGATGTCGATGTAATGCCCAATAATGCAATTACTCACAGATTGCTATTGACCAAAAGAGTAGATCCTTTTCCGTACAACGTGAATTTTAACAGGGATGCAAGTGATTACCCAACGGACGATTTGACATTTGCATATTTTGCTGAGGCTGGCAATTTAGATAGCTTGGATTTTCCTAACCTAATAAACCGCTTTTATCAAACGGTAATGGCGATAACCTATCGGGGCAAAACTCTCGAATGCTTAATGAATCTGAAAATTTCAGACGTTGTAAATTATAACCCGTTTATTCCCGTTTACATATCACAGCATGGCAGCTATTTCTACTGGCAAAAGGTGAGCAACTACGTAAAAGATAAATTAACCAAATGCACGTTTATACGCTTATAAGATGGCAACTGAAAAATATGAAGTACTTGTTAGCATTGGCATTGATTCAAAGGTCGTACAAGACAGCATTGCCAATGCGGATAGGCTAACTGCTGAAATCACTAAACTTCGCGAAGCACAAAAGGCAAGCGGTGTTCAAGATGCGGAAACTACGGCCGCAATTAAGGCGTTAACCCAAGAACGTAGCCGTGACCTTCGTGTGGTGCAACAGGCCAACACGCTGGCATCGGAAACGGTCAAAGGGCAAGAAAGACTAAAGGCCGAGTTGTCGCTCCTAACGGTGCAATATAACAACCTAACAACAGCAGAGCAAAAGACTACTGAAAGCGGCCAAAAGATGGGTGCGAGGATTCGCGCCCTGAGTGACGAATTGAAGGCAAACGAAAGCGCGGTAGGCAATAACGCTCGCAATGTGGGCAATTATACCGATTCGATAAAGGAAGCCTTGGTATCAATTACTGGTGCTGTTCCTGGACTGAAAGGATTTAAGGGCGGACTGGATGGCGTGACTAATGGATTCAAAGCGGCTGGCGGTGGTGTTAAGGGTTTCGGAGCGGCTTTGATGTCATTGGGGTTGCCTTTAATAGTTGCAGGAGTTACGGCTTTAATCGGAGTATTCAAAGCCTTTAAGCCTGTAGCTGATGCGGTGGAGAATGCGGTTACAGCAGTTAAAGCGGCCTTTGGGGCGTTAATATCGGGCGGCTCAATTACGGAAGCAGTACGCCAGTCAAGAGAATTACTTGAGGTGCAGCGAGATTTGGAGGACACGCAAAAGGCGTTTGCAATTTCGGCACAAAAATATGGCAACGAAATCGCAAAGCTAATAGTTGCATCAAAAGACCGTACTAAAACAGACCAAGAGCGGCTTGCAATAGTTGCCAAAGCAAACAAATTAGAGGAGGAGTATTTTAACGCATCGGTTGCAAGAATTGACAAGGAATTATCTGCTCGTGAAAGTGAATTTATGCGTAAAAACAAAATCACAAAAGCGGAACTGCAACTACTTGCAGAGGGTACTTCTAAACAGGCTCTTGCATTGCGTGAACGATTGGAAAAGGGTGCAGAATATAGCGAAGAAGAATTGGCTCAGGTTCAAGATTTACTTGTTGAACGTGCTAAATTGGAGGGCGAAAGCCTTGTTTTGCAAGAGAAACTTGCAAACCGAACAAACCAACTTGCTGGCGATATGGAAAAGGACAGGCAAGCTGAGGCCGACAAAATCGCAGCGGCTACCGAAAAGGCAAATGAGGCAAGGCAAAAAGAATTAGAGAAAAAAGAAGCCATACAGGCTAAAGAATTAGAGGATGCCAAAAAGCAAGCGGACGAATTAAGGAAAATCGCTGACGACTTTATGCGGTCGCAGATGTCGGAAACGGATAGGCAACTTTTGGAAATAGGCGAAAAGGCTAATGTACTAAAGGCTGCTGGTGTTGAAGAAGTTGCCATAACCAAATTCATAAACGATGAAGTAAAAAAGATTGAAGACACCGCAAGAGCAGAAAAGCTGGCAAAGGATGGCGAGGCGTTTACTAAGCAAATCGAACTGCTAGGGCTACAAGAGCAAATTGAAGTACAAGCGGCTGAAACATCCATTAAAAACGAAAAGGAATTAACCGATGCAAAGGCTAAAATAGCACTTGATTATCTATCGAAGAAGCTTGCCATCATGGAACAAATGGCAATGTTGGATGGGATTGCAACTGCTGAAGAAATCGCAAACCTTAAACTAGTTGAAGGCGAAATAAAACGCATTACAGAAGGGCTGGCAAATCCTGAGGTTGAACCGCCTACGTTGGGCAAGATGCTAGGCCTTACGGAACAGGACATAGAAGATATTCAACTTGCTATGGAGGTGGTTAATGGCTTGCTAGCAACAGCAATGGCAGCAACTCAGGCATCTGCCGACAATAGGCTTGCTCAAATTGATGCTCAGTCAAATGCTGAAATACAGGCCATAAACAACAGCACGCTTTCGGAGGAAGAAAAGCAAAAAAAGATAAAAACAATAGAGCAAAAGGCCGCGAGGGATAAATACAAAATTGAATTAGAACAGTTCAAAATTGCTCAGGCATTACAGATAGCAATGGCAATAGCCAACACGGCTACAGCTGTAATGGCGCAGCTATCCAATCCAACACCTTACGCGGGATTTGTACTTGCTGCGCTTGCTGGTGTCACGGGAGCGGCTCAAATAGCGATGATTGCAAGCCAACAGCCACCGCCACCGCCTGCATTTGCATCGGGTGGATTTGTGTCGGGCGCTGGTAGTGGAACAAGTGATTCAATTCCTGCTATGCTTTCAAATGGCGAAAGCGTAAATAATGCGGAAACGACTAGACGGTTTGCTCCGCTACTTTCATCTTTGAATGCGGCTGGTGGTGGTGTTGATTGGTATCGTGGCGAAGGCTTTGCATCGGGCGGTTTGGTGCGTAAATTTGCAACGGGTGGCGTTGCAATGTCCAGTTCTTCGATGATTCGGGACAATCAACAAGTGGCAATGATGGCAGCCCAAATGAGTATGTCACAGCCTGTTTTAGTGATTGAAGAATTTCAAAGCGTACAGGGTAGGCAAGTTAGAACCGAGCAGAATCTACAACTATGAATGAACTAATTTTAGAACTTGACAAAAGCGGTCAATTGTTTGAACTATTCAAAGGCGGCTTTATATCTTGGACGGTGCTAAGGGATAAGGATATTTACCTCACCTATTTAGCCCATCGACAAACTGGATTAAATAAGACGCAAGCGGTCAAAAGAACGGCCGACCAATTTGACTTAAGCGACAACGTTGTATGGGTGGCTTTGCGTAAAATGAGCGCACCAATAAACGAATAGTAAAAGCCTGTTTTGCCGTGTGGAATTTTGCCGCCACATGGAAGCGCACATTTACATCGAAGGTCAAATTGGTTCATCTTACAAAGAAGATGGAACGGTAGACGTTAGTGGTGTTGAATTGCAAGACGTTATTTCTCAGGTTCGCAGAAATGCTGATGCCGAAAAGATTACTTGCCATATTACCAGTCAGGGCGGCTCAGTGGACTCAGGTCGCAAAATAGCCCAATACCTCGCATCACTTCCCAATGTGCATACGCTAGCTGAGGTTCAATGCGCTTCTATTGCTACGGAGATTCACTTGGCCGTACCTATTGAACGCAGGAAGGTAGCGGCAGGAACGTCCTACCTTATTCACCAGCCTATGTTCTCATTTCAGCGCGGCATCGCATTGAACAAAGACGAATTGGCAAGTATGTCAACTGAAATAGGACATACTCAGGCCGAAATGGTGAGCAACTACGCAAAGGCTACAGGAATGGATAAGACCGCTCTTGAATTGCTTATGCAACAAGAAACAGCGTTAACCCCTGAGCAATGCGTGGAGTTTGGGTTCGCTTCTGAAATCGTAACAAATGCAACCGTAGCGGTTGCCCTAATTAAACCAAAACAATCAACTGAAATCATGGCAACATTGAAAGAAGAAATCGCAGCAATGCGCATTCAAATCGCTTCGCT